CTCCTCGTAAGTCATCCCTAGATACTTAGAAAGCTCGTTCTCTGCCTTATAGAGGTCAAAGTCCATTACTGGTACTCCATTGCGTAAAGCTACAAAGCGAGTCATCCTACGTAAAGCTTCTGCTGTGAAGACGTATTTTTTAAGCTCTGTAAGGACCTGATAGTTTTCTCTTCTCTCCTGCTCACTCTTTATAGCACGTATGTCTCTGGACAGCTCTTCTATAAGATTCATGTCCGGTGGAGTGTTCTCATCTACCTTTTCAGCTTCAGTAAGTTTTGTCTCTAAAGCTTCTCTCTTAGAAAGTAAAGATTTGTTGCTGTCAGTATTTTTACTTCTCTCGTTAAGGACCATCTCTTCAGCTACCAGTTCATATACCTGTTCTGCCTCAAAAACTTCTAAGCTGTTCTGGAAACTTCTTTGTGTATAGATCTTCTCTACTACAGGATGTTCGAAGAATGTAGCTATCTCCTGGTTGCTCTTACCGTCAGCAGTCATTACAGCTACCACGGGAACAGCTTCAGCAGTGATACCTAGCCTACCTAATACAAGCTCTTTGGCATTATCTAAGGCTACCTGCATCCAATTACCTAAATTGATAAATGGAGATGTGCTCCACTGCTCTTCGTCAAACAGTGAGAGGTTTCTTAACCCCGGAGCATTATTTCTGATAAAGGTCTTTCCTAGCTGTGCCAGGTAAGAGACTCCTGAGAGAGACATGGCCAAGATACCTATAGCCTTGTTACCTTCACTAGCAGTTTGACTACTATCAAGGTAAGAGGCAAAATCATTATCTCTTCCATACTTTCTTTTCTTTTTATCTACAAGTTCCTTTAAGCCTTTTACATCTGACTTAATAAATATCTTACTAGCATTAGCAGGGTCCTGGTATACATTGTCTATCTCATCAAGGATAGCGTTACGAGCACCACCCTCTCCTTCGATAGCTAACTTACCATCAGCAAACTCTCTCATATATACCGTTAACTGGTCAATATCCTGGTCAGCATTGTTACGGATGTTCATCTCTACAGGAACATAAGCTGTGTTACCATTGTCATTGATAAAAGCTGTGATCTCTAATATAGAAGCACTGCCTAACCTATCTGCAGGTACACGACCTGAATATACTTTTAGAGACTCTTTGAAGTTTCTAAAGTAAGACAGTGGATCTTCTGGACTGTTTCTAAATATAGGAGAACTCTCTTTGTTGATAACAGAGCCACCTTCAGCTAAAGTCTGTAAGAAGTCTATAAACTCATCATCGTTTAGGTTACGTACATTCCAGGATAACACTTCTCCATTAGCTTCTGCTTCTATAGTAAAGACATCGTTAAGAGTTTCATCATTCTTTATACCAAACTCTCTCATGTAAGGATAAGGCATTACCGTCTGTCCTCTCTGAATACCTTCATTGCCAGCAGTCATATCTTTTAAGTCTGCAGGAGTATATCCGAGATCTATAAGGTCTTCTACTGACTCTATAGTGCTATTGGTAAACCGTTCTATCTCTTGTAGAGTATAAGGAATCCCATTCTCATAATAAAGCTGATAACCATAGGAAGAAGACTGGTTTACACGTAAGCCTTTAAAAGAGGTACGTATAGCATTGTCGTTTACAAAACTCCTATAAGCCTGTTTTAACTTCTGTGCTACTTCAGGAGAATGTATAATGCCAGGGTTGTTGATAACATTGTTGATAAGGTCAGTGTATCCTGTGATAAGACCCATCTGACGTATAGCCTGTAAGCCTCTCTCTCTGAGGAAAGAAACAAACTTCTCTATATCCTGTTCGTTAAAGGCTGCTTCTGGTTTGTTAGCCTCTATACCCATCAAAGTATTTATCCTAGCCTTACTCATAGTATAAAGCTCTTCTTGTAATATCCTTATCCTCTTACCTCTGTTTAGGTTACTAGCACCTATGCCCATATAGGATAGATTCTGTGAAGGAGGAGCCTGTCTTTGTACCTTGTTAGTCTCTTGGTATGGATTTAACACTATACGCAGAGAAGAGTTGTCAAAATCTCTTGCTATGAGATCTTTCTCTTCAGAAGAGTAAGGATCATACATGTTCACATAGTTGACAGTCTGCTTCTCTATAGTCTCATCAGCAAATCCTCTTGGAGTACGAGCCTTTATCTCTTCAGAGAAGTTACTCTCTTCTACGATCCAGTCTCTTAGGTTCCTAAATGCTTTCTGTGCATCCCTGCTACCAGCATGACCTGTAGCTTCATAAAGTTCTTTGAATTTAGCATAGAGGTCTATATCATAGTTCTCAAAGTCTTTTCTCATAACCTTTGTGACATGATCTAATAGATCTTTTTGCATCTGACGTACAGGAAGTGTCTGTTCGTAGGTCTGAGAGCTGAAAAAATTCATAGACTCTTTTTCCTGGTACTGATCACCATACTGAAAATCCATACGATTATCCAGAGTCTTGACTCTTGTCTTGTCAATAGGACCATACTGATAATCTATACCACTTTTCTCCATAAAAGATTCCCAGAGCATAAACCCATTCACACCACCGTCATCATTTTCTATCCATTCACCGGTCGTTGCATCTTCTTTGTACATGGTACTAACCATTATCTCCTTACCCATAGCAGGGAGACCATATTTAGTATTTACTACAAGCTTACTACCACCAGTTGCTTTAGATCCTGATCTCTTAACCTTATCAGCAGCATCTTTATGGTTCTGTACATTACCAAAGGCAAACTCTCCTACCGCATTGTTAACGATATGGTATGCATAGAAGTGAGCTTTGTAGACAGGATTCCATATTATATTCTCTGTAGTAGTTGTGACTGTGATAGGAGTCTCGGAAACACCATAGCGATTTGCTGAAATAGACATCTCTTCCATGTGCTCTTCCATCTTCTCTGTATAGAAGTAACCCATCTTACCTTCTATAAGGGTTTTTACGTCGTTTTGTTGACGATATCCTATTTGTGATAGCTTACCTGCATATTCCCTATATAGTGGAAAGAACAGCTTATCTCTTTCAGTCTTGTTTAGTAAGGCAAACCTTTCTCCATTGTTAGAGAACTTCTGATAGTTGTCATGGTTATAGATAGCTTCATATCCAGGTACCTTAAACAGTATAGAATTACCGAGTGTAACAGTATTACCATCTAAGAAGTAATCTTTGTTCTTACGTAGTCCAGAACGCATTAGGTCTATAGCCTGCTCATCGGTGAGAGTCTTAGAGAAAGATTCTAGGCTTTTAGGATTAAAGTTCTTTAAGTCTTTAACAGACCATAGCTCTCTAGGAAATACTTTGGTAAGGTTGTTAGCAGGTATCTCTCTGGCAAATTTACCCTGGGACATCTGCATCTCTCTGTTAGCTCTCTCAAATTCTATAGCGATACCATGGCTTATCATCTTCTCATCTACATTAGCTGAGGTGATATTACCATTAGAGTCTCTATCTATGTTTATCAGTCTTCTTCCCTTTCCAAAGGAGAAGTCAGTATTAGTAATATATGTTAGCTCTTTATCAGCTATATTAGTCATAGTAAGAAAGATATCCTGAAGCTTATCAGTAGACTTACGTATACCTTCTATGAAATTAGCAAGGTTTATAGTAGCTAGATCTTTAGAACCAGGCTTTACAATACCTCTATTACCTACACGCAGTCCATTACCTATAGTGAGGCTTCGTATACGGATACCTTTAGGATCAGCTATCCAGTTAGTCCATTTGCCTTTAGTATTCTTCCAGATAGAGTTATCTAGTATTTCTTTAGGCATATTATTGATCTTATCAGTAAGCCACGCAGAACCATCCCCGAACATATCAAAGACCCAGGACTTCATCTTAAATCCCCAGGCTTTAGTACCATCAGGTCTATTGGAGAAGAGATCGGAGTCTATACCCTTATTATATACTTCCAGTGCTGCTATCACACCAAAGGCATTATAATAGTCTACAGGCTTATAAATCTTAACATCACTCTTAATAGTCTCTACGTTGTTACCTGCAAAGACTTTCTCAAAACCATCTATAGTGCTATCGGTGATGTTCATCTTCTTACGAAAGGAACTCATCTCTTGGTTGAAAGGTACAGATAGTTCTTTTATCTGCTTAGCTTCTTGCTTTTTTGCTTCCTCTTCATTAATAGCTTTATTGTCTAGCTTACGCAATATACCCTTGTTGATAGTCTCTATCTTGTCGAGCATGGTAAGGTTAGAAGACGCAGACCAGAACATATTCATAAAGGTCTCTGCCAGGAAGGTATTAGTGTTCTCTAAGTTATACTCAGGAGTACGTTTGTTCAGCTCTACCCTAGCACCTTCATGGTGCATGTTGTTATACATATTGTAGATAGTCTGGTCAGTGACGTTCTTGAGTCCTATAAAGTTCTTGATGTATGTGAGTATCTTATCTCTACTGTCGTTGTCATGGAAAGCCTCAGTGAAAGAGATCTTACCGTCAGTATAAGAGATGACTTTTATCTTCTGCTTGTTCTTTACATAGGAGATACCACTAGAAGTAACTTCAAACTCTGCATTCTTACCACTGCCTAGTCTATCTTTTACATGCTCTCTGAAGCTCCGGGTGTCTTTGTCATATAGTGTCTGAGAGATGCCATCGATAATCTCTTTCTTCTTGTTATCAAAAGTATTCTCAAAGGAGTTAACAATATTATATACCGTCTCGTCTCCTGACTTCTTAGACTCTATAAAAGAAGACTTAGGCCTCATAAAAGAAATATTATAGGATATCAGTGAGTTGATAAAGTCTGAGAGGTCACTCTGGATATCTAGCTTTAGCTGAGACACATTGCTTCTACCGTCACTCTTGATAAGCTCATCGATACTATTTATCCTATTGCTTAATGAAGGTTTACCTGTGAAAGCTTCAAAGAACCTATGATAGAAACTAAGGATGTTACTACCCTTATAGGTGTCAAGTCCTGCCTCAGTAGCTAAGTTATAGAGTTCCTGAGTAAAGGCCTCTACTGGATTCAGTGAAGGATCTTTTAGTAGCCTGTTAGCTACACGCATCCCTGCATCTTTCAGAGACTTCTCAAGGTCCTTACTGTTCACAAAGGCATATGCATCTTTAGTATCCCACTCGTTGCGTACCAATCTCCCATTGCTAGAATAATAGTACTGATGAAACCTAGTAGCATTTATCTGCATCTTCATAAAGTCACTCTTAGTCTGGTCAGGATTTGCATCATCCCCGGCTCTGTTATACTGAGTAGACTGCTTATTCCATTTGTAGAAGCGACCTGTCTCTGGGTTATACCCTGGCATAAGCCTTACTATAAAAGAAGTGAATATTTCTTGGTTAGCTAACCTAAGCCACCCTAGATTTCTTCTCTCTACTATAGAGAGTTTCTTTGCATCGTCATCAGTGATCTGGCTGTAAGGGATACCTACAGAGGTAAGCTCATCAGCAAACTCATTACCATACTCTTCATACTCTTTCTGTACATCTTTGATAGCTTCTGTCATAGGTACTACCTTGTCAACAGATAAATCAGAAGAGAAGAAAGTATATTGTATTACTGCATCAGCTACAGCATTGAGATACTTGTTAATGTCATTACCAAATACCTTATATTGATTATTGAAGATCTCTATATAGTCAGTGTTAGGAGTATCATCTTTAGCGAATCCATCTTCTGCCTTATGGTTAAAGTTATCAGCCTGGTATTCGTCAAGCTCACTCTCTCCTTCCATTCTTACAATGTCTCTACCACCATCATGTACTGGTTGTACATTTCTATAGTAACCGTGATCCATCTTATAAAATAGCTCATCGAGAGTATTTACCCTCTTAGTATATCCATTAAAGAGCTTGTTTACAAAGTCTACAAATCTACTCCATAGTCCTTGCTTAGGCTTTACAGAGTCTAAGTTTAGTCCTGAATAGCCATAGTCTCTTGCCATCCACTCTGTAAGATAGTCTTCAGTAGCATTAGGAAGGCCTAACAGTTCCTTTGTGGCATTATAGAGCCTCTGACGAGAGTTCTCATCAATTAGGTAGTCGAATACCAGATGAAAGAATTCGTGCTTAGGAGTAGTGTATTTAATACCTTTTTTATACAAGGCTAGTTTTATCCTACCATTATACATTAACCCGTGGATGTCCATACCGTCAAACTGAAGGTTAGGAGTAATATCATTCTTTACCTGTTCCCAAATAGAAGGGTGAGCTATCTTTTCGAATAGTTCTCTTACCGCAGCTACAGTTACAGTACGTGGCTCTATGTTATCAGTCTTTATTTCAAACCTAGGTCTCTTAGCACCTTTCTTACTTGCAGGTCCATCTGAACTTTTAGGAGTCTTATTAGTAATTTCTTCGTTAACGTCAACAAGTCCATCAGTAGATATATTTACATATGGAAAGTGTATAGCCTCTGCACTGGTAACGATATTCTCCATCTCACTAGGTGATAACTCTCTGGTACTTGTGCTTAGGTCTATAGTATACGGCTGGTATAGTTTGTCTATCTGTAGTCTTAGGTTCGCTGCCTCACCGGTAACGTCATCTTTATATAGCTCTGTCACCTGGTCCAGGAATGCATCTAGTACGTCAAGCTTTATCTGTGCATCGGTACGTACATTGTCTGAATCTAAAAGGAAGATATCTCTGTTTACCCTTACATTGACTCTACCACCTACCTTTTCAAAGTAGGTACCAAAGAAGTCGTTAAGAGCTTTGTTATTAGTAATGATGCTTAGGTTTTGTGCGAAGACATTCTTCCAGAACATCCTGTTAAGTTCACTACCAAAGAAGCTATCCTGTTCAGAGGCACGGATATCTTTTAGGCTCTGCTTGTCCTCTTTGATCTTCTCATGCATCCTCTTAGAATTCATCTTCCCAAGGTTGTTAGTCTTAAAGATCACATAGGCCTCGTTAGCAGTACTGTTTACATCACCTTCAGAGAACTTATACTTTAAGAGTAGTCCTACCCTACCACTACCATAGAATGTCTGTACTATCTTATCAGAGAAAGTAACCATTTGTCCGGAAAGTGTATTCTCTATATGAGCCATAAACTCAGCAAAAGTTCTAAGAGGACCTTTGTTATAGATTACATTACCCTCGTTGATATCATTTTCTAGTATGATCTCTCCAAAGCTGTACTCATCGGTATTAGAGTCATATCCTTTCTTTCTCAGAGAAGCCTTATAGTAGTTAACCTCTTTGTTAGCTGTATGGTGTTCTGGGCTTAGCTCCATGCCTGTATAGCTACTGTCAAAGCCTTCAGATATCTGTCGCTTTATATTCTCTAAGGGCTGTGAGTAATCTCTTATCTGCTGCTTAGCGTATCCTGCATCAGTCTCCCCCAGAGAAGCTATATATTGATTTCTTTGTAAGATCTCTCTTTCATTACTTGTAAGAGACTCTTCGTTGATAGCACTAACCTTAATAGCTAGCACGTTGTCAAAGTTCTTCCAGGTACCAGTATTTCTATCTTCCATCAATGCTGACTTTAGATATACTAGCTCAGAAGTTACCTTTCTCTTATAGACCATGTTTAAGATAGACACTCTATCCTTACGTAGCTGATCCATATTTACATCAGCTGACGAAGTGTTAAAGACACTATAGATAGTACCCCAAAGCTTGTTACCGTTAAGCCACGCCTTAGCTTGTCCTGTGAAGAACGTCTTACCACTCTCTATGTCATCAAGGTCAGTAGTCTCTTTAGGGCCACTGCGAAGGGTATACTCTTTCTCAAAAGTGTTAAGATCTATCTGCTTGCCACCGAGGTATATTTCATACTCTACCACACCATCAGTAGTTTTCTCTATAATAGAATCTATGATATAGAAGTTTCCTGTAGAGACTTCATCAGCTACAGCACCTTTAACGATGCTTGGCTTTCCTGGGTACTCAGTAAGATACTTGTTAGTAGTATATCCGGGAGTAGGTGCAGGAGTCTTGACTATAGGATCCAATATTCCTAGAGCTACCTGTGACTCTTTACCAAAAGGTTCTGCTAAAGTCTTGGTAAGCTCATTATAAGCTTTATATTTCTGTCCTGTAGCAAAAGAGTCTGCTGTCAGGTCTTTCTGGTTCGTTACACTCTGGGTAATCTTAAAGAAGGCACCAGAATCATCTCCTTTGTTGATAGTATAGATACCGTTCTTACGGAACTTGTGAAGGATAGGAGTAGCTATCTTAGTCTTTACCTCTTTAGGTTTCTCCTGTGGCTTGATAGCTGACTCTATACCTATGTTCTTTAGATACTCATTCATATCATTATAGATATCAGAAGTATCAAGTACCTCTTGCTGACCATCTATCCACCATGAAGGCCTCTGTGTAAGATTTAACCCTTCTGAGCCTACCAGACCCATAAAGCGAGAAGCTCTCCCTACAGCTGTATAAGCACTGTTAGAAGCTACAAATTCTTTTAACTCTTTACCATTGTATTTATATCCCCAGCTATTGAGGTTTACTGCCATGTATACTTCATCTTTACGAAGACCTTGGATGCTTGGAATCTTCCTAGGCATCACATTGGTTGCAGGATCAGACATCAACACATATACCTGTCCCTGGAATTCTGTCTTTAGGTTACCATGCTTGTCAAAGAGCTTTTCAACTATCTTCCTAGTTTCCTCTTTGGTGTTAGGATCTTTTAGGAGTGCATCTATCTGTTCTGAGTTTAAGAAGACAAGAGCACTGCTTACACTCTCTGGCCTGGACAGTGCATCACTGATAACACTATCTACAGTATTATAATATTTTCCTCCCTCTCTTCTAGTTATCCCTACTGCTTCATATTCGTTGACATACACTTCAGGATAACCCATAGAGTTATTGTCTAGTCTGTTCCTAAACGCTTCTGCTAGTCTTTCGATAACAGGATTGCGAGTGGTGAACTTAAACATCACCGGGAACGTACGAGCACCCGTCTTCTGTGCATAGGAGATATTGTTCTTAGCATCAGGAGGCATCATCTGTGAAGCATCACCGAGCCATATGATCTGAAAGCTAGGATCGGTAGTATCTTCATTATAGTTCTTATTGATAACTTGTAGGTTGTCTTTACTAAGCAGAGAAGCCTCATCGACTATCATACCTTCATACTGATTAGGGTTTTGTACCTTACCACCTATGAAGTCTGCCATAGAGATATTATCAAATACCTGATCAATACCTTCTAAAGAACTGCTTAGCGTATTTAGTACCTCCTGGGTATGGTGTACCAATAAATATTTTCTTTTAGGATCTTTTTTAAGCTGGTCTCTGATAGCTATAGCTTCAGGAATCATATGCTGACTCTTACCACCTCCAAAGTCTCCTCTCATAAAGATAGAGTTAGCCATAAAGATATCTTCTTTCTCTGACACCTTCTTTATATGTTCACTGTTGTTAAATTCTACCTCCCTGACGATCTTGAGCACATCAGCATTATGTCCTAGCAGTTGGTTTACCACCATATTCACACCCATCATCTGTTCGAAGGTAGAGATATTCTGAGCCGTTACATTGACTTTAGACCTTGCACCCTGAAGAGTATTGATGCTCTCTCCATTAAGAGCCATGAGGAAGTTTACCAGGTAGGTATATCCTTCATGAGTCTTATATACATCATTGACACTATTTACCTTTAACAGATTATAGTAATAGTTAAGAGTCTCTCCTACCTTAGTATAGTCAGGAGCATTGAAGTAAGCTGAGTTGTATCTGAACTTCTTAGCAGCAAGTAGCCTGTTTATAAAGTCATAGTTCACTAGCTGGTCACTGGCACCCTGCATCTTTACAAAAATGTCATGTAGCACCTTCTCACTGTTTAACAAGTCTGCCATCTCCTCTACACCCGGAGGAGTGTTTTTATCCTTTTGTTCCTGGGTAAGGTCTTTAACATCTTCTAACAGTTTCTTAATATCAGGAACGAGCTCTTCCATCATGGTAGGATCCATCTCATAGAAGAGAGTCACTACCTGCTTCTGAGCATTGATATGTCCTTGACGTAGCTTGATCTGGAAAAACTTACTAGCTTCTTTAGCTAGCTGTACACTGTTACCCATAGTATCGAGATCTATCAACATCTCACTTACTTGCTCTCTGCTATTCCTTAGCTCTGACTCACTGACATAATATTTATATGCAGGTAGCTCTTTATTCTTTGAAGGTTCTAGCTTAGGATGATCTGATCCTTTAGAGAAGAAGAACATTCCTTTATCAGCAGTCTTCAGAGCATCTCTAACAGCATTGATAGACTTAATCAAAGAGGCTGCAGTAGACGGGTTAAGGTCAGTACTTGTCTGCTCCCTGAAGTTATCCACCCTAGCCCTCATCTCTTCGAGAAACATCATAGGTACATTGTCATCATTGCTTAGCTGTCTTATCTTCTCTGTATTCTCATCTACAAAAGCATTCTCTGATAGCTGTGTAATAGCATCTATAGTTTCCCTGGTAGTATTAAGCTGATCTTTTACATCTTCATTGGTAGGATCAGTAGCATATTCATCGTTAAGTTCTTTCTCAAGTTGTTCTAGCTGCTTCTGATATTTAGCACTTTCTCTTATTGCCTGGATCTGCTCTTCATTACCCTGTGCAGGGATACCAAAAGTAATTTCTTTAGAGAGAGCTATTATTGCCTTGCAGACACCCTCAAACCCCTTCATAAGGTCTTTCTTTGACTTTAGCTTAGAAGCTTCACCTACGGTAGTAAATAGGTCTTTGTGGGTAACTACAGTCTCATTGTTACTCTTTACAATCTTCTCTTGCTTTTCTATTTCCTGAGTCTGGTATTCTGTGAGCTTCTGTGAGAACTCTGTAGCTTTCTCATAGGTATCTAAATGATCCAGGATATTCCTTTTGTATTTAGTCTGGTACTTCTCTGACTTCCGAAACTTATCGGTAAGCTCTGTACCTTCATTCTTAAAATGTTCATCAGAGACATTCTTAGCATAGAGTAAAGCACTATACTTCTCTCTGATAGCTTCATTATATTTCTTACTGTATTTTGTGTCTGCACCTTCAGGAACAGTATACTCTTGTATAGCTTGAGAGACAACACCTAGCTGCTCATCGATCTTAGCTATCTGTGCAGCATCTTCCTCGGTAGCCTCTTCCTTATTCTCTAATGCTAGCTTCTGCTCAGCAAGACCTTTATAGGATACGATAAGATCAGTAAGTTCTTTCTGCATGAGCTTACTCCTACCTATAGCCTCAAGTACTATTGGGTTGTCAATACCAAAATCTTTAACGATACCTTCAAACATATCCATAGACTGCATCATACCCTGATATGCAACATCATTCATAGAACCATCAACACTCTCAGGATTTTTTATTTCTCCTTCAGTAGAGATGTAATTTGGACCTAAAGACTCTTTGTTATATAGATCTTGAGTAGCCTTTCTTAGCTTATCCATCTCACCAGTTACACCATAATAACCCATAGTATAATCTGCCATAGGATTCTTGCCGGCACCCATAGTGAGTCCCATTGTAATACCACCCATAAATCCTGCTACAGTAGACTCTAGTACATTATCTCCTATCCTATTAGATAAGTTCTCTAAGTAACTCTTATTAGCATCTACAGGACCAAATAATCCTTTTCCTGGTAATAATCCATTCTCTCCATCATATCTTATCTGATCATGGAATGTCTGCATAGAGTTCTCTATCATCTGCTGAAAGAATTCTTCTGTTCCTTCTTCACCACCTGCTAAGATAGTTCTAGCAAATATAGTTTTCCCCTCAGAAATAGCTTTGATAAAGCCGTGCAACCATAATCTTTTTTGTGTCTTTGTACCTTCTTTAAGATTCTTTATACCAAATTTTTTCATTACCTTTTTAGCTGCAGTTAACCTTGCTGCCTTATCTACAAAATAACCTGATCCTCTAGCAATAACATTTCTGCCTATAAATCCTTCTGTAAATGTCTCAGAAGCTACCTGTATAGGATACATCCAAGCGATATCAGCTTCCTCTATCCCCATATCTCTAGCAGTCTGTACAAAGTGATGGCCACTCATTAATCCAAAGACTCCAAAAGATGTCCAGGTAGAAGCAAAAGATTTAAACCCATTAAAATTTCTTAATCCCTGTGCTAGTCCTTTTTGTATTACTAATTGGGCAATTACACTACCCATTACTGAAGAGAATCCTTCCCAACTATTAAACATTCCCTGATTAGCACGTAGAGATTTTCCAAACAGTGCTTTATTCTGAATAGTAGTTTCTCTTTTAGATCTATCAGCCCATTTATTTAATCCATAATAATCACCACCAAAAAATAGTTCATTTAGATAATTACTACCCATTTCATCAGCAGTCTCAAAAGTAGCAGCACCACTAGAAAACATATTATATGCTTGAAATATTCCATCTTTTATAGCATTCCTTTGAAAAGGAGCAGGCCCCATAGCACTAACAATAGAACTTCGAGTGACTCTAGGATCTTCTACTGGTACTTCTAACATAGTAGGTGTACCATCTGGGCCCGGAGCATATATTTTAATAAAATCATTCTTATCTGTAAGAAATAGAGGAATAGTTTTATCAGAATCATCAGGATCTTCTACATTAACATCTATATCACCATATGTACCTTTCTCTTGAAGAGCATTCATATATGCTACATAACCATCCTTTTGTTCCTGGGTCCTCATCTTAGGATCATAAACAACATCATCTTTAGTTCCAACAAAGAAATTATCAAGAGCAGCTAACCCTCTTAATACAGTATGTACTCTATCAGATACGGTAGGTTTCTTTTTTATTATCTTTTTGCCAAATCTGTCAATATAATATCCTTTAGCAAATACTTCTTCTTGAGGACTAAGTAGATTCTGTCCAAACTGATTAACACCTATAGTTGGAGAGATATAAGTTTGCTCTAAAGAATTTCTATCAATAGACTTAATTCCCATCTCTTGTTTTAAGAAGGTATCATTACCATAAGCAATCCATGGAGTAACAAAGTGATCAATCCCATCTTGATGATCTAAATAACCCGTAGAAGCCATATCGTAGATCTTATCAAAGTTCTTTGGATCTATCATAGGAGTATCTACAGTATACTTTTCTCTTGCCTTTTCTCTATCCCAGAGAGTCACTACTGCATCATTCTCCTTTAGTGATTGTCTTATTTGATCTGCTGACCATTGAAAGGCATACATTGGGAAATAATCAAGTGTTGCTTTTGGTGTTGCTTCTTCTTCTCCACCATCACCTATACTATTAACATTTTCAGTATCGTTATTCATTGCGTTATATTTGGATAATTAACAATCTACTCTGTTGGATTTTCTGAACTTGTTGACTCTACAAGTTCTTTTTGAGCATTAATCTGATTCATTTGCTTCTGGGCTATATCTTGTGCTAACTGAGATACATCTTGGAAATGGTTTCCAAAGGAACTTATCTCTCCTTCTGTTACAGGGATATCAATTATCCATGGTTTCCATTCTTGATCTTTTAACGTTATTGTCTTTGTTGCACCACTCCATTTCCCATAACCTATCTTTCCATCAGCATCAATAAAATTCATTCTCTCATCTACCTTCTCCCAGCTTTCTTTAGGAACGTTAAATACAAATCTGTGAGTTTTTACTTTCTCCCCATATCTGTTAGCATGTTTCATATAGTAATCTTCTAACTTATCCATATCTTCCTGAGTAATTGTATGACCTGTTTCAGTACTTACATTAGCTCTTTTACTATATACTCGTAGTTCATCTGATATCTGTAGATTAATTGCTCTTATCTTATCTTCTAGTTTGATATCATAATAAGTCTTCTCATGTCCAAAACCCATTTGTACATCAGGAACTCTTTGAGCTATTAGCATATCCCTCTCTTCAATTCTCCTACCAAGAGCAGGATCCATAAACACATAGTCATCATTAGTAGTTAACTTAACACCTATCTTCTCAGATTCTTTAGGTAACACTGTAGGAGAAGGATATTCTGTAACAACAGGTATCAAACCTCCTACCTGAATACCTAAGCCTTTAAAGTCATTTAAGTTAAGAGGATCACCATATGTCTGATATCCAAAATCACCAAAAGAATCATCTAATTTAATAGCATTAGAAGTACCTGCTACTTTATGAGCCTCTTGGTTAACATATGAATAATATTGATTAGTCTTCATAGACCATGTTCTATATCCTGGGATATCTTCTTTAGTATAGACATTGTCTTCTAATCCCTTAGATGAAATTGTTATAGCATCTTTCGAAGGAGTTACTAATTCCTGATCTATAAGAGTAGGTAAATCCCACTTACCCTTATCAACTGTTTTCTTTTTACCAAGAATCAGCTGATCATAACTCTCAACAAATCTATTCTGTAGATACTTTGCTTTTCTAGTATCTGCAAAATCCTTCTGGAAAGCAGCATAGTTAAACTCTTTCCCTTCAGAGATAGATCTGTATTCTTCCATAGCTGTCATGTAATCAAAGGCACGTTTTAACTTAGGATCTGCTTCTACTGTACTTATGAAATCATTATAAGCAGCTTGAACAACTTGCTTGTTTCCAGAGATCTTTGTGATAGAATGCTTATTGCCTACATTATACTGATCATTTTTGTTAGCATTCAAGACCTCGGTAGGTAATTTACCATTTTTATCATAGAATCCAGATTGAGTAAATTTATCCTCATACTTAATACCTTGAAAAGCATCATCATAAGCTGTAAACAATGCTTCCATATCAGGAGCACTATATCTTCTTAGCTCAGAACCCATAGGAATATCTCTCATTCTATCAAGATGTTCACTAACCTTCAAAGGTCTCACTATATCATTACCTTCTTTATCTTTAGCAGGTACATACTCAAAGCTACCATTATTAAAATAAGGATCATTTTCATTAAGCTTGCCATCACTGATCTGTTCTACTGACTTATCATATATTTCCTTGTTCTGTTGTTGCATAGGAATAAGAGCTTCTATCTGATCCTTAGTAGAAGTATATTCAAATAAAGCAGTTTTTAAATCCTGAAATAAATTACCTTTTGTCATAACTCCAATAGGATCATTAGAGTCCATAGCTTCTAGGGCCACTCTTCTTTGAACATCTTTATACTTCCTCTCTGCTGCTGATAAAGCATTCTTAGTCTCAAGACTCTGACGATATAACATCTTGTCTGTCTTAATAGTATCTTCTTTACTCTTACTACCACTTCCACCAGAACTTCTACCAGTAGATCCTATGGCAGCTAAGGGAGAAAGAATAGAAGAAGAGGGAAGTTTGTTTCCTTGGAATTGTGGGGATATAGAAAATAGTGCCATCTTGTACGTTTTAAGAAGCGTGAATCAATAATTATCTATGTTCTGATGTCTTACCCTATAGAGGGTATATCGTTGATCTGAGAGCCTATTTAACCTTACAGACTAAATTGCGTTGGTGTATGTGATATGCTATAGTTGCATTGTGCATAATAACCTCTCCTAGGATACTCTTCATACTTAGATATACCTTATCACCTGGCTCACATATCATAGGATCTTCTTTACCATCTCCCATAAGAAGAGGGATACCTTTAGCTACCACGATAGCCTGTGAAGGGTTCTCCTCTGTATGTAGTCTCCACTCTTTTAGATCACTAGGTCTCTCATCTAGTCCTGGACTCATTACCAGCGTACTCTTAGTAATCTTTGGCTTAACCCTAAGAACAACATAGGTACCTGGGATAGGCTCTATATCTTTGAATCTGTCTACCAGCTCTTGGATTGTAATCTGTACCTCTTGTTCACTTGACTTCCTGCTGAACTTGTCAATGAAAATAACTGTTTCTTTTAAATCTCTCATCTTAGTTTGTATTTGTTAATGTTTCACCTAATAAAAATTCTCTTGATTTCATATTTAAGGTAGCCTCTATAAGCCTCTTTACCTGAGCAACCTTCATAAAGACATAGTTACATGTAGCATCAGTAGTATAAACGATACATCCTTCAAAGACTCCATTATTATAAGGAGACCACTCTGCTATCTTTACAATCTTCGTGATGTCAATATGCACAAAGCTATTGTAGTCACCTATATGTGGATCCCTACCCTGAGAGGTAAGCTCTTCTATCTCTTCAAAGGTACTGTTGTTCATCTTTATAGGAAGTCTGATATACATAGTTGTAGGGTTTAAATTTCTTGCTTACCTTCTACTGCTAGTAACTTGTGACCTTTGCCTTTACATTTAGGACACTTGCACTTACACATGGCACCATAAAAGTAATAAATATTTTTACAATGAGTACACTGTATGCTTTTACGATTACCTGCCCTGATCACTTTCTTTCCCTTTCTATCTGTCTTTAACCTTCTCATTAGCTAAATAGATAAGACATAATTCCTGCCATCCTTTTACTTCTTGCTGCCTCCTTAATAACATCAGCTTGCAGTTGTTTCTGTGTTAGCTCTCCATAGATACTAGATCCTCTGGAAGATGCTGCATTCATAGCTGCGTCATTACTATAGATAGCCTGTTCCTTCCTAGTCTCGAACTTATCGAGCATATCTCTGTTAGCCCTGAAGATATCAAGGTTAAACATATTCTCTTTAAGGTCAAGCTCTGAGTTCATCCTGTTGTTCTCTATAGAAGACTTTATGTTTGCTCCTCCCACTCCCTGTTGTACCTTACTGATAGCATCAGCCCTGTTAGCAAACAGTCCTGGGATAAGATCTGGTTGTCCTAGCCTTCTTAACTGATTAGCACTTGATATAAAGCCTTTATCTATCTCATTGATATAAGTGGTAGGATCTTCAAAATAAGGTCTATTACGAGGTAGTTTGATAGGAGATACACCTATAGGAGCATTCTGATTCATATTCCTCTTACGTGCCATAAAAGCATTAAAGAACTGGACACCTGTATTGACTCCTTCTATTCCTGCAGCTATCTTAGAATTCTTTTTATACCTTGCATAAAGATCATCTTCTGGATTAACAGACTCTGGTAGAGTTGGTTTTGAATCCCTACCCTTCTTAATAACAGAACTGGTAGGAGCTTTTGTAGTTCCTGTAAAAGATGGATCAAAAGTAAATTCTCCTGCTGTCTTAATAGCAGCCTTTTTTCTATCTTCCTTTAATTTTATATCAGGACTAACCGGTTTACCAATCCGTCTTTCGTCAAACATATTATCTTCATATGCACCAAAAACTTCTCTTCCTTCTTTTTTATTTGCAAAAGGCTGTCCTGTATGTATATCATCTAATTTATCAAATAACATATAATTTGCGATAGAACCCTGAGAGAATTGTTTCTTTCTTTTTTTACCATCAGGAAAGAAAGTACCATCTTCAGCATTACTACTCATTGTAGGCATAGTAGCTATAATATCTTCTATAGGCATACCTGAGTTAAGCATAGACATCTGATCATCATTAAAGATAGCATCACCTTTGTTTAAGGCTACTTTGTACTCTCCACCTTCTGCTTCTATAGGTCTTCCTCCTACTGACATATTAATACCACCACCCTCATGTGAAGGTCCATAGATAGGACTTACGCCTGTGACGTATAATCCATTGTTTGCACGTCTTCTATTTTTTATCATAATATCGTTGTTTTTTTCAGGGAAGTATCCACCCATTCTTAATTGTGGTTTAGACCATCGTATCCCTTTATATTCAGCATCCTGCTCTATAGACCGTTGCTTTCTCCATTCTTGTTGATTAGGAGAGCTGTCACCTTCTAGCCTTGGAAGTATCATTGCCCAGCTTGCTGCTGTAGCTGCAGGACTGATAGCATTACCTAGAAGACCTCCTAGCCTATGCATCTGTGTACCACCTATAATCATCCTGTTATATATAGACTCATTACCAAACTCTCCTATCTTGTTATTGAGCTTCATAAGTTTATCAATAACTCCTTGTCGTATCATCTTTCCTGCTCCTCTTCTTGGATTAGGAACATAGGCACCATCTTTAGCAAACTTAGTAAACATTCCTCCTCTTGAAGGTAGGATGTATACTCCACTCCTAGCATTCATCCCATCATCCATAGTACCAGTATCAAAATCAAAAGTACCACTCTCATAAGGTTCTGGAATACTATTGTCAATATCAGCATCATCATAAGGTGTACTTAAATCAATATCACCTACACCTATACCTGCATCAGCACCTTCAGGTCTATATCCAGCATCCCAACTACTCTTACCTGGTGCTGATTCAGGACCATTACCTGTAGGCTTTATTTTATTCATCAGACTACCTGCAACAGAATTACCACCTGTCCATGCAGCAGTCATATCCAACATTCTCTGAGCATATTTGCCCATCCTCTCACCAGACTTATAGGTATTAGATTCTGATCCTGCAGAGGAACCTGAGAAGTTTCCTGCAGTACCGAAGTCCCCCCAACTATTTTTCTGGTTGTCAAATATCTCAGTCTGTCCTCTACTCATAAAATTTGCTGATACTAAGGAACCAATTCCTTTTGCTGCACCGCCTATTATTGAACCAACCATAATGTTAAGATTTAGAGATTATAAAATTACTTATTACTTTCTTTATATAGATAGCCTGTGCGTCAGTAGTTGGATTGTACACTATAGTAACCTTCATCCAATGTCCTCTCATATCACTGCCACAATCATAGTCTTTGTCTTTAGAACGAGTCTCCACCACTACCGGTATCCTCCACTCGTTTTCTGTATACTCAGAGTGCTTCCAGAAACTAGCAGTGTCATTGTCACTCGTAAGGAAGACATATGATCCAAACTGTGATTCTGTCTCATAGGCAATACTATATAGGTCTTCTTTGCTCATCTCTATCTTTAGAGCCTGGAATATCTTTTCAAAGTCATATAGTGATTTATCCCCTTGCCTACCGTTAACAATGAACGAAAGCTTCAAAGGGTACTTAGTGTCATAGAACTTGAGAAAGTTGTTAGAATCATGCTTAAACACTTCAGATGGGTTATTCTGCTCTAGTGTATAAAGATCATCTCTTATTCCAAGATAAGCATAAGGAGTGAAAGACGCTTCACCTACAAAGGCATTGATAAGCTCATTATAGATAAGAGTGTTGTTATAACCTGCTAACTGAGGAGGATTAGGGATACCATCACTATCAGTACTTGGAGTATCCTTTAAGCTATCAAATAAGAAGGTAAAGTATACCTCATCATATTTCTTATTATATCCTAAGACAATGCCAGTACCATTAACAGGATCATCAGTTAGCTTACTCTTGATATCATTAAAAGAAGTTATCTGTGTCTTGTAGTCATTAAACCATTTAGCTAGAAGCTTGTTCTCTAGCAGGTCATTAGCAGATAGCATCCTTCTACCTGTCTGTGTAGATTTAGCAGCTATGATCCATACCACACTGTTAAGCCAGTCTACACCATAGATACCTTTAGGAGTCTTTATAATACCACTCATATGTTGAGAGCCAAACTCTGCTAGCTTCTTAAAGTAGGTAGGCAATAGCTCTACTGAGTCTGCAAGGAGTATCTCTCCTGAAGTAGTATCTGACTGTGTAACTCTTTCTTTGATAGGATGCTGGTTGATAGCATACTCTTGTATAGAAATAACATCATCAGAGAACTCTAAGAGCTTAATGATAGCTCCATACTCACTGTTCACATCTATCTTGTTGGAGAGAGCTATGCTTCTAAAAGAGTCAATGATGCTACCAGGAATATTTTTCGAAGAGTGATATATCCTTCCCGGCCTCTGGTTGTCATCTACCTCTGGAAGGTTAGAGTCATAACCCAGAAAATATTTACTTGGTAAGACATTATTGTATCCATCATTCACCTGAGTAGCTTCTACCAAAGCTGCAGGGATATCTCTTAACACTATCCAGCTCTGTAAGTTTTCATAAAAGTCTAAACACTTAGGAAAATAAGTATATGTTATCTCATCATCACTAGGATCATAAGCTTTAACTTCATTACGCATATCTACATTTAAGAAATTCTCTGTAAATAGTCCTAAGCCCATACCATACTGATACCATATACCATTACCAGCTACAAACTCCCATCCATCACCACCCATGCCACTAATAGGATTTGTATTAGAAGCTGCATAGTCATAACCATTAAATCTATGTGATCTTATATATAATTTTGTAGGGAAGCAATCTCCTTTAAATATATTTATCGAAGTGTCATTGGTGATAGGTATAAAGTTACTTACAGGTTGGTAGATTTCTACAGTTGGATCAAAAGAGCTAACAACATCTAAAAAATAAGTATCATCAGGATTGTTAGCATAAAGGTTAACGACAAAGCCTGTAGATGGTAGAATAAGAGTCTGCTTTTCTACATTATCAAAATCTATAGCAGTAGTTATTCCTATATAAGATCCTGTAGCTAAACTTCTATTATAATAATAAGATGCCCCTGGTGAGGCTGCATATGTACTCCTCCCAGGAAGAGAAGAGGTAAAACGAGAAGGACCTTGCTCGGTACCTTTTTCTACAAAAACAGTATCTACATCCCATATTTCTTTATCAAAATGAATAGGATTAGTACTTAGTCTCTTTGGATCAAGACCCTCACCACAATTAACTTCCACTCCTATAGTAGCAGGCTGTATTTGTAAATTACCAAGGACATACTCATTAATCCTTGGATTAAATGCTAATTTCAAATATGTATTAGTAGGAATACTCTTTATCTTTCCCATAGTCACATCTGGACAGAATAGCCCATATTTTTTAGGAGTCTTTATCGTTTTAAAATCACTTATTTTAGAAAGACTCTCTGTTCTTGATGCATAATATTTATAATTTGTACCATCAGGTGTAACGGCACAGGGTAGATATCCCTTATATAATGGAATATTAAGATTCTGATCAGCATTATATGTCTTGTTCATACCAAATCCAGTAGCAGGATAAACAATGCCTCCAGGACTGTCAGCTTGTAATCCTTGATAGCATGGTAACAACATTCCCTGACAGATAAGATTCTTTATCCTCTCACCTCTTACTATCCTAAAGCCTGTAACTCCTTCGAAATCCTTTTCATTAAGATTATAGTATCCATTAGCAGAAGTAACGTCAAAGCGCACTCCTATAGATCTATTGATAGTATCTGACAATAACCAGTCTCTTATCTGTACTAGTCCTACATCATTAGCTAAACCATTTACTCTTCCTAATACAGGATATGCTTCTGACTCGGTACCATCAGCAAATTGGTATATTATAGCATAGGGATATATTTCACCTTTGGCCAGACCTACGAAATCTATTGTATTCTTAGGATTCTTAAAAGCACTTACCTGTGAATAGCCTTGTTGATGACCCCAGAAGCTATCACCTCCTATATATGGACCAGAATCTACGAAATAATATGTGAGTTCCTGAGCATATTGTGCTAGCTTTTCTTTATCGTAACCATAGGAAGTCTTCTTCCAGTTACCACCATAATAGGTATTGTTTGCCTCCGTATGAGACTTGTTGATGTTATAAGGTATCCTAGGTGTGATAAGCTCAGCATAAGCGAGTACACTCTGTGCTTCTGTACCAAGGATAGTAATGTTTTTAGATTCTCCTGTAATAGGGAAAGACTTGTTGATAAGATACACGTCTCTTATAGCTGCAGCATTTTCTGTAGTAGCAGTATAGTGAAGTACTCCTATCTGGAAGTAAGCATAGGACTGATCCAGGTTTCTTACAGTAAAAGATATCTTCTTGTTAGTCTTGTTGACTACGTTGTTAAGCCAGTCTTTATATTGTGCTCCTGTAATGTCTGGTGCCTCAGTACCGTCAAAGACACTTATAACTCCATACTCTGAGACAAAGTGAGTACTGTTATAGTCTGCAGTAAGATACCTATAAAATAGAAAGTAATTACCAGGAGGCATCTCTCCACCATTGATGACAGAGAGACTATCACAATAGGGAATCTTTTTAGTAGAAGCGATAAGGTTTAAAGCACCGTCAAAGCTCTCTTCCGTATAATACCTTCCTACAGATTCACCAGTCTGCTTGAAGTTACTATTTACCACCCTGATAGGATTGTGGAAGTCTGTAATATAGACATTAGCAGTATTGTCATAAGAGATACGTACAAAGACATCTGCATAATGCTGAGTAGACATATTAAAAAGAGTAGACCTCAGCGAACCTACCTTCACATCATTACCAAAGTTATGAAAAGCCTTATATTCTCTTACAAAAGAAGTATTGGTAGCTAACCATTGTTCAGGAGAAGGATAAGAACCTATCTCCCCATGTCCCGTATCATCATTACAAGAGACGATGTAGATTATACCATTATACTCAGAAGCACCGATCACCATAAAGCCATCACTGACCTGGAAGTGCTTCTCATTACCTTTCATACCTGTGACAACTAAGCCCTGTCCTTCCTTGTTGATAACACGGATATTCAGTGTAGGGAAATCCCATGAATCAGGAGACCTTAGCATATAGTCAAGGTCAGTAGTTATACCTTTAGTAAATACGTTTTTATGATCCATCTCTCATCATTTTCTGTTGGATAGGCAAGTTGTGAATCTTCACTATCATATTGTATCTTATAATATTCAAATCATCAACCTCCTTACGAGTCTTGTGTCTGAAGTTGTTCTTAGCAGCAGAGATCTGTCCAGGTAACATCATAAGCCATCTCTCATACATGCTCTCCTTGAACTTACCCATGCCTACAGCTTCTTCCAGTATCTTAATCTTACAGTATGTCTCACAAGCTTCTTGGTGCCAGGTGACTATCTGAGGAATACCGTCATTGTCTACATGGATACCTTTGTAGTTAAGGTATATGATATCTCCATCGTCAGGAGCATTACCATACTTGTCTTGTAAGTTATAAAGGTAAGAGCCATTGTTAGCTGCAGTAAGAGGATTTTCATTAGCTTCATAGATATCCAGGATACGAAATACATTGCATGGAACTTTCACCAGGCCATTGATCTTCTCTATGCCTATACCCTGAAAGGGCTGCATAAGAGTAATATCTTTTATATGGTCTACTTCCAGGGTAGCACATAACCCTATAACAACATCCTCATCAAATTCTATGCTTTTATAGAGTTCACTTAGCGTACTCCATACCACAGAAGGACTCATAAATATTGTGTTATTTGCCATAGCGTACATTCATTTTAATTTGTATATCATCAATGTTCTCGTAGTAGTGACCACCTTTTATCTCTTTGTCAAGTCTTTTCTTCCACTTTATGTTAAACATAACTTTTTGCCATTGCTGTAAATAATATATGCTTATCCCTTTATGGTAAAAGTGAAGCGATGTCCTCTTCTTGAATCCCTTGAGCTTTGTACTCCTAGTCATGCTATCCTCTGCCACTACAATATATCCTATCCCGTTAGGAAGATGAAAGATAGCATTGTTATAAACTAAGTCATAGCATATCTTATCAGTCAAGTCATCTATCAAGAGCTTTATGACCATCTTCTCAAACTTTATGTAGGGATACTTTCTCTCTACACCTAATGTATCAAAGAACTTTCTTATTAACTTTCCTGGCTTATGCTGTAACCTTAAATATTTATACTCAAAAGTCTTATCATATACCAGCTCCATGTAGTCTACATCTTTAAGAGTCTTTCGCTCTCCATCTCTATTTATTATCCTATGAGCTCTCACATGGGTCTTCTTCTTCGTCTGTCTCGACTTGACCGTATCTTTTTCCATTGTTCTTTCCTGCCTGTTCTATCATCTTCTCACCATACTCATAACCGTCATGGGACTCCTCGGTAGTCTTTTCAAGGTCTACACCTATCGTATCCAGGACTGCCTGACGGTAATCTTTAGGCTGATCTGATTTGAATTCATGAAACTTAAACTTGTCTTGCATCCATTCAGGCTTTATCGTACCCTCTATGGCTATTTTACCTTCAGGTATATAAAAGGACTCTGTACCGATTAAAATACGGTAGTAAGTCACATAGGCATACTCTGTGTCCTCTGAGCATCCATCACAGGAGCCCTGACGAGTAGACTTGTCTTCAAACTGATATTGCCTCTTGATAAGAAAATATTTCTCAGTACCAACATCACCGGTAATCAAAATAGTCTCCATCATTGTAAGAATGGTTAAAGGATCTACTATATCCCCATTGCAATCAGTAATTTGTTCCATGGCAGCTTATTCTTATTAAGAACCTCTTTCTAAAAATACGTATGTAATAAACATTGTATCCATCAGCAGGACACCTCTTTATCTTAGCTATATCATAACATCTATATAATAGGCTAGATATCTTTGCTCTTATCTCTTTAATCTTATTGTTCATCGGTTGTTGTCTGTTGTTTAGATTGTTGTACTGGTGAACCCTGTATCTCTGTATCATCATTATAGGTGTCTTCAGTAATCCCCCAGGTACTCAGCAGGTCTTTCTTTACCAATATGAGTAACTTGTTTACCGAAGGAGTAGGGTAAGAGTCTGTAGACTTATAGTTACAGGCCTGTATTGGTATCTTGTATAACAATACCCCTGTAGCCATTACAAACCCTTCTGTAGGTAAGTCCTTTAATATAGCTTTACTGCCTATAACGGTATAGATAGGACCAGGTTTAACCCATCGCTTGTACTTACTAGCATTAAAACCTTTAATAGTCTTTCTGGTAAAGGATAACTCGAAGTTCTCTGTACCTAAGAAGGAGATATCTTTCCATCCTACATTTGGAATCAAAGCAGGAAGGTCTATAGTATACATCACTGCATCTGAAGTAAAAGATATGTTATCTACAGTACAAGAGTTCTTCTGACACTCTACCTCCAAGCAAGCAGACATCTTATAATACTGATCTGAAATCCTACCACCTCTGTTGTTATATTCTTCCCGGATAAGAGTAGCATTCATATCGTGGATCTTATCAGCGACATACTCTCTCTTACCTATTAAAAAACTATCATCGGTAGTCTGTTTAAGATCTAGCATTAAAGTATCTAAAATAGAATCGAATGATCTCTGTTCCCCTGTTATAGCCATTTTGTTATAGATTAAAAAAAGGACAGAAGGCAAATCCCCTCTGCCCTTATTAGGTTATATCAATTTAATGAATAGATTACCAGTTTTCAACAGCAGTTCCTACAAGGATCTCAAGGAGATCCTCGAAGCTACTATCCACTGCCCATACAGCAGGATCATCAGTAGACTCTTGCATATAAGAATACCTGGCACCAGTAGCAGCAGAGTTAGTCTTATCCCATAGATCATCATCTACCAAAGACTTACGTACAGCAATAACATACTCGGTAGTATATTTAGTGTCGTAGTTAGCTCCATGGAGACCACTGATATCATTATCACCAACGGCAATAGTGTATACACAATAATCTATACCTTGCAAAGGCTGATCCAGATATATTCCTCTGGCAAGACTACCCTGATCTTTCTTATTCCAGAACATACGGAATATGTCATCAGAAGTTAAAGAAGGATACCTTCCCCATGGAGAAGTCTCTACTCCAAGAGTACACGTAGATGCAGCACTTAGAGTCAGGTTAAAGTCCGTGACAAGGTCAGTATTAGTATATACATATACTGTCTCTCCTGCAGCACCTTTAATACCTGCATATCCTACCGCACCGGCAGTAAGATCCGCTATCAACTCGATAGACAATGCAGCTACATTAGTAGCAACAGTAGCAGCAGCGCCCATGGCAACACCGTCAACATAAGCTCTGGCTCCGGAAGTAGTAATAGTAGTTCCTATGATAGGAGTAATCCATACACCTCTTGTAGTACCACCCATATCATCACCATAGATAAGGTCGAACTGTACGTTAAGGTCTTTTGAAGTAAATAACATCTTACGAACAAAAGTACAAGTAGAGGCACCAGCACCATCAGCAAGAGTATACTTATATCCTGCAGGACCAGTCACTAACATCACTGTAGAACTTACGGCTATAGCTGCAAGATCATAAGAGTTGTCATCGTTAAAGTCATTTACAGCAGTGATAATAGTAGCACCTCCATCAAGGTCAATAGTTTCAGTAAGTCCTGCAGGAGTCGTGATAAGTATTTTATCAGTGTTAGCATTAGTAGTAGTCACATAATATCCTCTGAATACATTAACGATAGCACCTGACATCTTAGTAAGAGCATCGGTATTCTGATTGTGAAGACCTATGTCATTATGAATCTGATCCATAAGATCGTTCTCCATAGCCAGGATGTAAGCAGCGTCAATAGTTGTACTAGTAGCCTCAACGACTTTAAGTACTCCTACATATGACTTCTGCTGAAGATTGTTCTTACTATTACCTACACCAGGAAGCTTAACCTTTTCCCTGAAGGTAAGACCATATTCCCAGTCACATGACGTACATGGAGCAGGAGGAGCAAATAACACTTCCAGAGAAGCATACTTGCCATCATCGGTACAGCTTTTAGATACCTTAATGTTTGAAGCTAGTGTTCCTACACTAGCAGGAATGACAGGACTATCTGCTGTTCCTGTAACCACACCACCTCTGATATCAATACCAAGCTTTTTAAAGATTCCCATCTTGTAACCGGATATGTAATCATTATAAATTCCAAAGTCTGTTGCATCTAATGTATTCAGCAAAATCATCTTTGGAGGTTGTCTTTTAGTTCTCATCTTGTTTAGAATTAAAAATATTTATATTCTGTCTAGCTGTCTTCCTTGTTCCAGACCAATAGCGGTCCTGAATCTTGGATCTTGAATCCTATCAAGGTATATCATTACAGCTTTGTCTATAATCTCGGATATTTGATAATCTGGTAGATCAATAGTATATACGAACCCTGACGAATAAGACATCTCGTTAGGATACTTGTAATAGTCTAGCATAATCCTTGTAGCATCAGAACCTACATCAGGGTCAGTAATCATCAATATCTGATCGTTAAAGATCTGACGGTATAGTTTACTGTCCCTGGGTTTAAGGTAATAGGAGTCACGTATCACAGATTCAGCATCAGATAGCATCCTGAAGGACTTTAACCATCCGCTGGTACCTGTAAGACTACACTCCTGTGCTGAGGAGGTGCTATAATCAATTTCAAACATCATATTTAAAGCTCGTTGGTATTTAGGGAGAATATCATCATAGGTAAGGAGTGTCTCGTTAATATCAGTCACCATCCTTCCTTTTATAGAAACCCCATCGGGAATATAGAATAGATTATCTCCTACATTCTTCATTACCACTTTACGTCTCAAACGCTGCATATCATCCATCTGCTTAGTAGTAAGCTGTACACCCTCTTTCATAGACTCATTAGACAGTATCCAGTCTCTCATGGCATACATGTTCCATAGTCTACAAAACACTTCAGGGATAACAGTACTCGTAGATGTCTTCTTTATACCATCTAAGAACCCTTTAAATATATCGTCAGCCGTAGTATACATTAGCTAAATTTTTTCTCTACCATATAATTAATCAATTTTTCAGTATCATCCCAAAAGTCCTTACAGTCTTCTTCGACATAAGGAGTAAGGTGGTGCTTGACCTTCCGTTGAAGTTTACCAAGTCCATCTTCTGCCTTTGAGATTCTTGTTAGCTCTTCTTTAAGCTTTTTAGATTCATTACCGGTCTTCATATTCTCATAGAGACTGGTAGCATTCTCAAGTGTAAACTCAGGAGTATGACCCATCTTCAATAGCTCTGCATGGATAGCCTTAATAGAGTCGAATGCATTATCAGCATCTTTCTCTTTACCATCCAGGACAGATACCCTAAGCATATTAATAGCGTTAGTGTAGCTAGCTAGTGTAGAAGGGATCGTCTTGCCTATCTTGAAATCTAATTCTTCCTTCTGTCCATCGGTAATCTTACCTTTTTTATTCTGTAAGAGGTTATATAGCCTGGTCTTTAAATGTTCGTTATCCTTCTTGTTGAGGAAACGTATTGCACTTTTAGTGTCATTACCAAGGAATGTACCATCATACATAATATCATTGTTACGATTACGATTGAGGATGTTGTAGAATATCAATTCCAATATTACAATGTGAGCTTCCAGACTCTTATCTTTATCAGGAGAGCAGTTAAGGACAATCTCAGGATACTTGTGGCATGCTTTTAACAAACCATTGCGTTGTACTGACATCCCTACCCCTTTCTCAGGAATATAAAACTCTGAATTTTGAATTCTGTTGTTAAGCAAAAGAACCAATTCAATATACCTTTCCGGAGGCCATGTACGAATGAAACTCTCTGCATCAAAAACATTATCATAGAAGCTATTCTCACTCTGAGCCTCAAGGGTTGCATTGTGAAGATAACCATAGAAAGAACCTGGATCTCTTTTATAGTCCAGCTCTGTCCTTGCTATCCTTTTAGAAATAAGGATAAGATCTACCATAGTTTTATCAGCAAAGAGAGACATATCATATGTGTGAAAATCCCTGACCTTGGGAAAGGTTGTCGGATTTATGACAAAAGGAAACTTCTCTAACTCTTCAGCAGTCAACGGAGTGGCTCCTGTCTTCTTATCTACCGTCAGGTCTTGGCCTGTCATGTAGTTGTTACCTACCTTAGTGATAGGTATAGTCCATGGATGCTTCTTATAGATAGGCTCCATGAAGATTACTTTTACTTTGTCTTTATTCTCTGTCGTTGTTGTCATAGTCTTTTTATTACATTAAGTTGTTCAAGTAAGGTCTGTACAATTTAATAGGTTGAATCTGTGAGATAACACCATTCTGGATGAGTGCATGTTCTGAGGAACCGTCAACTTCAGATGAAATATTCCCACCTTTGTCGATACCGGCTACAGTACCTTTACTCATAGGTCTCAACTGGATAAGCTGAATACCTCTGTCACCACTGGCAGTCAATCCTAGAGGTAGCATGATACCAACCCATTCATTAGACTTAGTACCGTCTTTAAGGACTTTACCAGGCCTACGTGATAGAGAGGTAGAACGGGTCAGGAGAAGCGTAATACCACCCAAAGAATACCCTTTATAAGTGTTGTTGATGATCTTGTTATCACCGTCACCTATGATATTCTGATTCTGAGTAACATTCATACTGGCAAGCAATGTCTGCAAGTCGAAATATGATGTAGGATGTAAGAAAAGAGCAACCTCTCTCTTACCATTTTCGTCAGGTCTAATATACGTATCAATATCCCTAAGTAAAGCAGTAAGCACTGGTTCTGTCCATCCATTATTCAGTGGGAACTCAATAGGGCCATCTCCTGAATACAATACACCATTACCTGAGAGGATGTCCTGGTTAGCACCGTCAGTAAGAACTACCTCTTTGGTATCCTTGCTAACAGTTCCTTTTCCTTCGAGTAATTGGAAGTCAAGGTACCTGGCAATGTTCTTCATCATAATTTCTTCTGCTGCTGTGATAAAAGCTTTGTCTTCGTATCCTGGGATACCTACATAGCGACCTCTCACCTGTTTGTTTTTATCCATGGCTGCTGCAGTACCAGAGTAAGAATATTTAAACCTCTGTAGGGTAAGGTAAGCATCACCGAATCCACCGAAATCATACTTTTCATTACCTCCAACTGAGAAGTCCTGGGTATACTTAGATGTTACGACCTGTACTTCGTCACCATCTTGCATAAGGTTTGTATCTACGTACTCTGACTTATTGTTACCATCAACTTTTACACGGTATCTCCATACTCCACCGGAGACAGGTTCGCCTGCATCTTTGTCGATAATATATAGCTGTGTCTCACCATCAGCTAGGAGGATGACTTCGTTACCACCTGCATAGTTAGAATCCAGGTAGATATAGAAAGGAAGCTTACTCAAACCTGGTTGGCTAGCATTCGCTTCGTCTTCATAACAGACACCGTTAGGTCCTGGTCTGAATCTCTCTACACGATAATCATCATTGGCAATACGATACTGTACATGGTTAGATGAAACAGTGTTGAATCTTCCTCCATCGAGCAACCAGTTTGTACCATAGTTAATGCCTTCTGTCTTGTAATTTTTAGCGTCAAGCAACGCTGTTAATGGAGCCATCTCTGGATACATGCTAAATATTGTAGTCATCATATCAGGATCTATAACTCCCATGTTTACTAACAAGCGACTTGTGATCGATTGTTGAGCAACAGTTACTTCGTTTCCGGGTACTAATCTCATTTTCTTTATTATTTAAAATGATTAGTGAGTGGGTGAGTACTACTTTTTCTTAGCAGCAGCCATAAAGGCATTCATATCAAAGCCTGGCTTGTCATGTTGACCAGCTCCAGGTTGTATGTTGTCTTTTCTGTCCCCTTTTAACTTTCTTTCTAGATCTTCTTTCTTAGCCTCAAGTGCGTCAGCATTGAAACCATCAATCTTACCCTTATGTACTAAGTACAGGTAAGAGAGAATGTTTAATGATTGTTTAGGATTCTGGAAGATTTCATTTAAGACCACATCAGCTTTGCTGGCAATATAAGGTCTTCCATCTACTTCCAATACTTCCTTCTTGGTAAACTCTGGTAAAAACTCGATGTATTCTTGTCTATCGGATTCTCCGAACTCAAATCCACCTATATTAGTTTTCTCTTTGTTTTCGTCAATATATGTATTTAACAGTACTTCTGTTTCAGCCTGAGCAGTCTCAAGGTCTGCATTCATCCTAACCTTGTTTTGCTCATTGATATTATATTCTCTATTGCTCTGGACATTCTGCATATTAGATTTGAACTTGTTAGCTTCAAACTCTGCATCAATGTCATCCATCTTGTCAAGTTTTGACTGTACCATGTCATCACTCCACTCTAGCTTGTTCGCTTGAGCATGACTCTTATAGACCTCTTTAAGGAAGTCTTTAGCAGGAAGGTTCATCACGTTAGACTCTTTCTGCTTTGTCTGAAGAAACTTAGATCTATCAAAATCTTTTTTCTGGGACTCTTCTAGGTACTCTACAATAAAAGGATCTCTTATCACAGGAGGATTGTTTGCTATGATATGGTCCTGTAGCATCTTATATCTCTCTGCCTCGGTAAGGTCTTCTCCACTTTCTTTCTTTCCTGTAAGGATTTCTTTTGGCAGTTCATACTTACCATCTTCTCCTTTATAGGTTTCTGCCAATCCTTTCCAATAAGGATCTAAATCTACCTGAGTACCACTACCTGCAGCAGCAGCATCAGCAGCCAACTTCTCAGCAGCTAGTGTAGCCTCATCTTTAATTCCATCACCAGCACCGGCACCGGCACCTGAGTCGCCAGTACCATCAGGATTACCACCAGGATTACCTCTTGCTGCATCCATAAATTTCTGCTGATCAAAATCACCATCTTTGATTTCAATACCGTCTGTGTTCTTGTTCTCGTCTTCCATTGTTTGTATTATTTATGTAACAAATATAAAAAATTAGTTATTTAAAGTCAACTACTTATCGCTGACATGTTCTTTTACCATCTTTTTAGCCTTCTCCTTTTCTACCTTTACCTTCTCTTTACCTATCTCATGATTACTAGATAGGTTAGCCATTCCCATGATATTGTTCATCTGTAGTTCCAACACACTGATCTTTTCACTGATAGTAGAATGTTTATCGTTATTGGAGAGGACTGCATTTTCACTCTGTTGTTCGTTGAGTAGTTCGAAATACTTCAGCTTAGCATCGATATCTATCTTCTTCTCTGCAAGCTGACGGTCTAAGTTTTCTGACTGAGCTTTTACGTTCTCTTTCTCCATAGCTATCTGCCCTTGGAGCTGTTGTATCTGCATCTGTGAGTCTGCGGAGAACTTAGCCATCTCTTTTTGCAGTTGTATCCTCTGTCCTTCTACCTTCTCCCTACTTGCCCTTTCAGCTTGAGCATTTTCTTGCTGCATGTCTTCTGCCTGATCTACAAAGTACTTTACCTTGTTCTTCATAGCTACCAGCGTTTCACTATCATAGGTCTCTATAATAGCAGAGAAAGGTAATGTTCCGGACTTAAAAGCCATCATGGAAAGGTTCCTTAGTTCATCTACCTTACGTTGCTCTTCAGAGTTATCCATTACCATTACTTCAAATTGGATACCCTTAAACAGATTCTTAGGTAGCTTAACAAAGTCTCTACCAAAGTCATTGTCCTGTATCTCAAGGACTGACTCTTTATGCATACAATACTTTCCTGCAAGGTTTAAGACCTGTGTAAGTGCTTTAGCCTCTATCTGGTCATGATCGTGATAAAGTATCTCTGTGATTAGCTGAGCCCTCTGTATGGACTCTTTAAAGGTACCTACCTGGTCCGTGTTCACCACTTGTCCCTGTCGCTGTCTTGGGATACCTATAATGTTACCTATAGCATCTTCTAACTGTGCTAGCATATTCTCAAGATACTGTACACTCTGACTCAACGATAGATCTATCATCTGCCATTGGTTGAAAGAGGCGTTTTTAGGCCTCCCTGTGACACTATCTACAGTTTCTATAGGTATAGTACCCTTCTTCTTCTGATACTCGTATTCCGCGTCTTCTAGTGTGGAGTTCTTCTGTGACTGGTCGAAGATAATAGTCTTGGTTCCTGATACTGCTAACATGAGCTCTCTCATAGTATAGACAATATCATAAAGCTCTTGTAAGTCCTTGGTAGTCCAGATAAGACTATAAGGTTGCTTGGAGATGTCACTGAAGGTAGGTCCTACAATAGGAAGCTTCACATCACCATAGCTGTCTACACTTCTAGGAGCCTCCTCTTTCTTTCTACACTGTATGATAATATCATTCTCTATAACTATTCCCTGGTAGACATCGTTGATAGGATATTCCTTCATGTACTCACCCCTGGACTCGCGATAGCATTCTACCTCTTTCCTGTTATGCTTTTCTTTCTTATCTTTCTTATTGGTATATACACCTTCACGGTAGTGATAGTTGTCTTCATTGATAACCTTCTTACCATCATCAGAGAAGTGACGGAAGAACTTATTAGGATCATACTTGTTAGGAGAATATTTTACCCTTATCTTCCTTGGTATCTTTACAAAGACTCTCTTGACCTTTATACCCTGTGAATTTTCAAAGCTACCCTGATAAGGACCATTGTAGTCTACACCACCGTAAGGAGTACTTACAAAGCGTGTAGAGGTAGAAGTCTTAAAGCTTGCTGTCTCTGATAACTCTTTTAGCTTGTTGTTACCATACTTGGTTACTATGTCTGTACCAAACTCACGATACAACTGTTGGTAGCTCATCACCTCTTCTAGTATTACCCATGGACCATCTTGTACCCATGGGATGTTAGGAATCTTAGGATAGCGTATCTTGGTAGAGCTTACATTATCCATCCTGGGCCACTTCTCTCCCTGGATGTAGTCTACATAGTAATATTGCTTTCCTGTGACGATATGAGAGATGAAGTTGTTACCGGACTTTCCTTTTATGTTTAGATCTCTTCTAAGCTTTATCATAAGCTTCTGAGCTCTCTCTTCTTCGATATCTTTATGGGAATACCTATAGTATCTCTGTAGTTGCTCTATCTGCTTCTCGTCAATAGAGTCTTCTGCCTTTATAACTTCTATAAGGTGGTTTATCTCTATCTCCATATAAGGTAGCTGCATCTCCATCATACGCATGGACTCAAACTCTTTCTCATTCTGAGGTTCCCTCTGTAGTGCTTGCTTTAGCTGCTCTATCTGAGACTGTAGCTTATAGATATTAGTGATGTTTCCATAGTGCTTCTGACGTATCAGCATAGTGATGTCATTCATAGCTGCCATGATCCTCTGTTGTGACTTCTTCTTTACCGATCCTTCGTCTACTGAGGATATACTGAAAACAAAAGGCCTGCGTACCTGCTGAGAGGAGAGAGAGTCTAAGAGGTGTTTCTGCAAAGGAATATGTCTTGGCTTAGCAGGAAGGCTATACTTCCCTACCTCTAAGAGATAGTTAAACCTGTCCTCATTGAGTTCGTTATGATAGTACTGCCAGCATATCTCATCCCTGGTAATATCAGCACTATTACCACTGTCTGCCTGAACATAATGCTTAACAAGCTTTTCTATCCATTCAGGAGTCTTCTTATTGTCCGATACATATAACTCGTTAAATTCCATAATATTTATACAAATTTAGATGATATTCCGTTAGCACTCCTCTTATAAACCAAAAAACCTTTCTTATCAGTCTCTTTATGAGCATCTACCTTTGTCACAGGAATGAGCTCATCTTCTTTCATACCAACCTCTGTCTCACAGAAGGCAATAGTAATATCACAATTATATTTTTTCCCTGAAGGATCATAACGATACTGAGCCAAGGCAACTACCATCTCTATAAAATACATGTTGTTGATAGAGTCTTCTGTCAGTGATGAGGATCCTATAGCTAGTATCTGAGGCTTGAGAGCCCTGTCAGTACCATAACGGTTACTCACCTGAGACTTTCCTATCATCCCTGCAAAGGCTAAGCGTGGTCTCTCCTTGAGTAAGAAGTCATAGCCATGATCACTAAACCATTGGAAGATACGTAAGTTAGAATATTCTATATTTATATTGCCAAAGCATCCAAACCATATACCGGCCATAGCACAGTGAAGATAAAAAGCTTCTGCTCCTCCATGTTCTACTGAAGGTCTTTCTAGTATCTGAGCTACATATAGATTAGCAACAGACTCTTTCTTGTAAGGATTGAATCCCTTCTTGATATACATAGCACCTTTAGACTTGGAAGTGTGGGCTTCATCCTGGTCGTAGCTGTCACAATTATGATATCCTATATGATGTCCAATATAAGTATGGGTATCACATTCAAAGTTGTAAACTGTTCCGGTATATTTTTCTTTTTCAATATTCTTTATCTTAAAATATATAAACCTATTATCAGCACTTAAAAAACAACTATCTTTTGGCCTTCTTCTTACTTTTGGTAAGTTTTTAAAATCTATTCTTTGTATTTTAAGATCATTCTTACAATCTAACTGCTCTACCAAGTTTAAAGTATCATGATGTGTAAAACGTAACTGATAACACTCTCTTGTTTTACTCTTTTTAGGATTACCTGGAAATATATGTACAGATGCGTCTCTAAGTTTACATAAACTAGATACTATACCTAATGAGAATCCTATATCCTGAATAGATTCTAATAATTCTAAGTTAACACTTATATATTGTATATTATAATATCCTCTTAGGTGTTTTGAAATACATCCATCAGAATCTAGATATCCAAGCATTAAGCTTCTCTTTAAATCTTTTTTAATATATTTAGCCCATTCAGGTATCCTCTTTCCATAAGAATATTTTCCAAAATGCTTTGTTAAAAATAAGTTTAACTGAGAAATAGAAAACGTACACTCTGTAGACCCATTTCTTTTTCTACAGCTTACTTTTCTATTAAATAATCTAAGTACTATTTCCTCTAATTTTTTTAGATAAAAAGACTCCTTACTATTTATAGATATAGAAATTTTCTTATAGTGATTATCACAGTATCCATCACCAAGCCATAATCCAACAAACCACCAAAAATCTTTATCAAATAATGGATTATCAATCCTCCTATCAATCCTGCAATTTTCATCATCCCATAAACTACACATAATAAGATCTTTTGATTCTTTATTATATAAATTAGGAACCCTTGTCCAATCTCCCACATTTATATCTTTAGCTTGCTCATAAGAAAAATCAAAAGCATCTTCATTAACTGTCTTATCTGAATGAAACTTTGGTTTAGTTATTAATACAGGGTGTTCTTCTGTTACTGTATTAGTTCTAAATGTATTCCCTGACTTAATAGTATACACATCAGAGTCTATTTTCATTCTCTTAAAAAAGTTTTGTATTTCTACATAATCTCCATATTCATTAACAAGTTTATCATTTTCAAAAACATTTTCTGCATTTTTTAATCCATCATTAGTTATCACTTTTTCTCCTGGCAGCAAACATCCTCCACGATACAATCCTCTATAATGATGATCTTTCTCATCGAGTTCTGGCTCCTCTATAATTTTTAACCATCCATTAGTTTCGTCAGGTTCAAACTTAAAGCCTTTCTTCCAGTTAGTACCTTCTATAAACTCTAGTCTTCCTGTCCGTACTACCTGAAGTTCTTTCTTAGTCCTAAGCTGTGTCTTCCTTGCGTTTAACAGTTGTATCTTATATTCTCCAAAGAAGCCTGCTACAGTCGTTAAGAAAGCCTCTGAAGCATAGATAGGTCTCTGGGTGATAAACTTATATCTGTCCTCTGGTTTTTTAAGAGACCTTCTTCGTAAGATATCCATCCTACTCTCTCTTCGTAGTGGGTTACCATCTTCATCGACTTTAAGATACCAGTCTTTACCTGTAAAGTGTCCTACCTTAACAGATTGATCAGGATTTTCTTTCTCAAAGACATTATCAAAGGATAATATATTATATTCTTCAGGGTTATAATGACGTAGTTCTAAGTCATATATGCCTTCATCCATCTCCCCTGCGGTTCCGATAAAAAACTGCCAACCCGTTTTTTCTCCTTCAGTTTCTATAGAGGGATCAATATATTTAGCTACCTCTAAAGACCATCCCTTCACTCCTTTACCAATCTCTTCATACCATACAACAAATGGACTGAACCTTGATGCAGTCTGGAAGTCGTTCTTAGCTGTAAGTGAATAGATCTCAGCACCATAGTTCTTAGCCTTTACATATTTCTTACTGTCTCCACCCCTCTTACGTTCTTTGTAGAACTGAGTGTTAGCCAGATTATCTAATCCCTCAATGGTACGCTGCATAGTATGATCTGCATCTGCCTGTACACCACCAATGATTAAGTTCTGTGAGTCAGGATAGAAAGTATAATTATATCCTATTACCATACCAGCACCTTTTTCGCTTATCCCTATCTGCCTACATTTTAATTCCTGTCCATCTTTGTTCTGGTCAAACATCATCTCTACACGCATGGCAAAGAAGAAGTCCATACCTAAGAATCTAGGATTGGTAAGTCCCTTGCTTTTAGATCCTTTTTTAGTACCATAGATAGGCCAGAAGTTAAGATAAAAATAATGTCTTCCAGATATCCATACAGTCCTATCTTTTATCAGTAGATCATATAAAGGGATATAGCAGTCTCCATTAGGATACCAGATAGCATCGATACCGTCAATCATCATATCACCACCAGGAGCAATAGCATCTTTTACAGTATATCCGTTCATACATCTGTCTATCTGCTTACTCCACCATGCAACATCTATAAAGTAGTTTCCTTTCTTGAGAAATTCCTTATCGATAGTCTCAGGAGTCTTGTGAAAATAATCCTGTGGATCAGGAAGATCTTCTTCAAAAACAACTGGACTGAATCTTTTACTATTAACGAATTTCATACTTTATTATTTACGAAAGTCTCTACTATCAAATAATCTTAACCCTGATCCCTTTTTTACTTCTATCTCCTCTTGAGATATTTTTTCTCTGATCTGCTGCTCCAGGGTGATAATGTCACTGGCTCTTTTTAATGCTTCTATCTTGGCCTTGCTGTTATCGATATCTATCACAATATCTACATAGGCCTTCTCTCTTCTGTCATTGCCTTCTGCATCTTTAAAATCTACTGTGATCTCTTGTGTTACCTTTTCCTTCTTAGTGAAGGGTATCTTCTGGATATGCTCTTTAAGCTCTTCTAGATCTCCTTTGATGGAAAGATAGAATCTCTCTGTAGAGGTGTGGTTGTCTCTTATAAACTGATCTATAAAGGCCTGGACCTTCTTGTTCTTCTCTGCCTTCTCCCAATCGAATTCCTGGAAGTATTCCCTGGCCACCCTATCCTTACGTTCCTTTAATAGGAGATAGTGTAAGGGGTGATCTTTTATATAGGTATGGTATGTGTACTTGGTGATGTCATGGAAGAATCCTTTGTCAGCAGACTTATCAAAAGAATATAAGCTTTTAACAACAGAGAAAGACATTGCTTCAGGAGTTACTTCTACCTGACCTGTTTCCTTATCTAGTGTTATAAAACTCATATCCTTTTAAATATTTGTCTGTTTAGGTAATCGTCTAGCTGTTCTTGAGTCATGTTAGCCTTAATGCCATCGTTTCCTAAGCGTAGTAAGACGATCTTATAACTCTTGAAGGTTTTCCTCTTACCCTTACTTTTAGTGAATAAAGGGGCTATTTCAATGATCTTGAATTCCTCTGATCCCCTGACGTAAATAAACTTGTCTCCTATAGCATATTTACATTCTTTTTCTATGGTGCTTGCCATCTGTAATCTTCTTTCTTTTACTCTCTGACTCTGAATAGAAAAATATACTGTTCAGAGATATCTTGATCTTGAATCTTTTGAAAAACCTTCTTATCCCTTTAGGCAGTCTCATCTTCCTTGGCATTTTCTACCAGTTGCTTAACAACAGCACCAATAGCCATCAATAGACCATCGATAAATGCTTTCTGATTCTCTTTGCTAAACCAGTTGATATTAACAATCTCCTGGATGACACCGGCAAGAGCTAAGACTGCTCCCTGATAATCCTCATCTAACAATAGTAAAAGGATATCGTTGATAGGTTTGTGGTAAGTTACCGGGATGTATTTTTCGAATACTAACTTGTCAAGCAGGGGAAGACCCTTGTTAATAAGCTGATCTGATACAAATTCTTTCCATCCTTTTTCGTCAATGAGTTCATCGAAGAAATCTTGACTTCTTGTCATTACTTGTTCTGTTATCATAATATTGAATTTATACTGCCTTGTTCTTAGACAGCGAATTAATAATCTTGTTAATATTCCTCTCTAACCAACTTGGCTTAGCCTCCTTCTCACTGATCTTCTCATTAGTAGTTGTAACAGAGCTTAGAGCTATCGTAGAGACACATAAAGCATCTAAGGCACCTATAGTGATACCTACCCACAAAGGAGCTGATAATGGTACAGCTATGGATCCTAAAATAGATACTAAGACCGTACCTACCTGTGCATAGAACCGTATCCTCTTCCAGAAGTCCGGAGTCTCAGAAGTTAGCCTTTCATAGACTATATTTTTTGTTAGTACTTCTTTAGCAGTCATAACTTATATTTTTATGGTAATCCTGTTTGTGATACAGCTGTTATTTTTACTGTTGCCATCCAGTTAACATAAATGCCACTATTTCCTGAATCTGTCACTTCCACTACAAGTGCCTCATTCGTATCATCAGCAGCAACCCTTATATTAAAATTTCCGTCTGTTTCATAATTTATAACAGGAGTACCAGATCTTAATGTAGTATTTCCTGCATCATCTCTTGTTATACATCCATCAAGAATATAATATGAAAAACTTGTTCCAGTTACACTCCCTGTACCAGATACCTGAACAGAAAATGTCCATGTTGTTGATGCTGGAATAATCATTTGCTTTGTTAATCCATCAAGAAATAAATCATGCCAAGCAGATGTTGCTGTATGATGAACTGTATCATGGACATTATATATAATATCTTGTGTTGAACCGTAAGTATAAGAATAGTTTTCTGGTCTTTGTCTTGAATAACCCTCTTCTACAAGCCAGTTACCTTTAAGGATAACACCACCACTCTCAGCAACCAATTCCGTACTATCCCCTGCATCTGAAACAAAATTTATAACTCCCTTGTTACTGCCTGCCACACCTATTGTTATGGTATCGATAACCCTTGCTGTCTGTACCTGTAAATCGTTATCAAAGACAAAGCGATCCTCGTCTTCCATATACGTCAATGTACCATCATTTGTCTCTCCTCTCCAAGTCATAACATAGTCTGTCCCTGCCAGATCATTAAACCATTTTATCTCCTGATCGTAGAAATCTGCAACAGTAGTAGCTGTTCCTGCATCGCTAGGAACCTTTAACTGAAAGTAAGGATCAGCAGCATATATTGTCTGTACTGATGCTGTCTGTACTGTAGTTGCATTGTCAGCTTGCCATTGTGTTACAAATGAATTAGCATTAGTACCAGGATCATTAAATAATAAATATCCATCAAGAGTTGTATTTTTAGCAGCAAGTGTTCCAGTAGTTGCAATATTAGCAGCTCCAAAATCCCATTCTCCATCAGTCGTATTATCAATAGTCTCTCCATTACTACCTCGTATCTCAGCAGTATTTATTACTACATTAGCTCTATCATTAAAATCAAGACCATAGTCTGCTACAGCTGATCGGACAGCAATTACACTTCCTACTGTGTCAGGATAGATTACAAGACCATGATCTAGCTTTCCTATCGCAGATGAATGAGAATGAAAGGATGCTAATGAATTTTCACCTCCTGCACCAGAAGCAGATAGTTGCTTCATAAATACAGCTAGTCCAGTATTTTCACCGGAACCATGTACAGAAGTTGCTACATCGTAGTTTTTAACAGTAAGTCCTGCAGTGGTTCCTGAGTACGTCTCTCCTGCTGCCTGGGTTAGCTTTATAAGACTACCAGCACTCGCACCTCCTGATATAGTTCCTTCAACAGAAATACCTTTTTCAAACACCTGATCATTCTTGAAGGTCCAGGTAGCCCATATATTATCATCACCAGTAGTTTTAATATTAGAAGTATCAGCAGAGATAGTAGATAAATAGTCTAGAACTACATCTGGCTTACCTGTTCTGCTATTTCTCTTATAGATATAAGTTTGTGAACAAGCAACTCCTACAATGAAGAGACTGAAGATTATTAGAATTATCTTTTTCATGATTTAATTTTTTATAAAGTTAGTAAATATTATCGTTATCACATATTGTCAGTTATTTGACATACTTCTTATTCTTTATCTCACCACTTTTTTCTTTCCTGATCCTGATCTGTCTTACCATATAACGTAAGGAGTCTGTATCTTTGACAACATCATTGAGATCCTGAAAAACTCTCTGTCCTTCCTTCATCACCGAATCACTATCTAGGAAAACTATATTTTCAGATGTTATACTCTCAAGAAGAGGAATGTTTTCTGGAAGATACTCTATATTACCTCCTTTAGCAATTCCATCATCAGAATTATATCCAGTAAGAGTTATGACAAGGCCACTAATTAGGGCTACTATCATCAGTTTCATTAATAGCTTTAACATCTTCTTTTATATTTTCAAGATTAGTTTTTATTATTGCCACTTCTTTGTCTACACTATTAATTAGTATAGATGAGCAGTCAACATGATCTTTAAAATTTACCCTCAGCTCTTTAATATGTGTCGTATTATGTTCGCTGTTTGTTTTATTAGTGTTTATCTGTCCTGCATTGAGAAAATAAACAGATAGTACAGAAGCCAACCAGAAAGAGATTCCTATAACATCCCTCATTGTAAATTTGATATCTTTAATGTTAGGCATTTAATTAATTTTTAAATGATTAATTATTCTTTGTCTACTTGGTCGGTTGAAAGATCTGAGTTATAAAGAACGTCTCTCTTTTATCAAAGCATATATACTAATAGCGATAGCCAGTACTAAGGATAGCACCTGTAAAGTCCAAAACCAGATAGGATGACTCCTACCCCATAAGTCTACCCAGGAAGTACCACCGATGTAATCCCATGACTGACCTATGAGTAAATTTATGATAATGTTATATCCACTCCATTGTATGATAAAGTAGGCAAGTGCAAAAGAGAGCATATACAGCCATTTCTTCCATAATAGCACTATAGGTATCAAACCTACTAAAAGCTTCGTCAGCGTTCCTATAGCATGCCATTGTGATGATAATAACTTCCTAGCTATAGGTTCGTGTTCATGAGCCCAATTAATTACTAATCCATTGAATATAGCAAAGGTTATTACTATAAGAAATACTAAAACTGTAATTGATATGTTCTGCCACTTCTTCATTATTTTAATTTTTAAATTCCCATGCATGACCAGCATGACTTTTACGTATATTATTACAACAATCTGATATATGCCTATGATCTGCATTAGTTTGTCTTTCTGCATCCATTGTGGAATGAAATTCAACCTTCTCACCTGTGATTAAGTTTATTCCAATAACAACTTTGGAGTTTTTATTATTAATTCCATTTCGCATATCATCATATCCATTCTGTAAATTATCACACCAAGTAGTAAGTTGTATATTTTTTAATGTGTAAGAAAGGTAGTTGTCTTTACGATCACAGGATGGAATTAATGCAGTATCATATCCTGAGTTCTTCCAGTTATCATACAATTCATGGAATTTCTGCTGAGAAAACATCCACTCTTTTAATTCTCGTTTTGTATAAGTTGGTGGTGGGTAGCCTTTTTGTGCAGAATTACTTTTCTGAGCAGAATATACCTTTGTAATTAACCCATCCTTTGTTCTCTTTGAAGCAAGTATACGATCTTTTGTACAATCTTTACATATACATTGTAATCCATCTGAATTAGTACTACATTTATAGAAGTCATCCTTTGATATTAAATCCTTACATTTATTACACTTTTTCATTTCTGATTTTTAATTATAATATCTTTGATTCTCTGTCCACTTGTTAATGTAAAAGTAACTTTATTACCTGAATAACTAAACCAAGCGTTATCATTAGCCACTCTGTAAATTGTGTAACCGCCCACATCAGCCCAACTTCCATTATAATAATAAAGTGATTCTACGTAAGTGCTATCCGTTATATCTTCGATATAAAACCCAGTAGTTCCATTTGATGTGCAATTCAGATATTTAGAATGTGCTTCGCTTACTATTTCTTCTGCAACTAAAAATATACCTGTTCCTTTGAAAAACCCAACAGGTGATAAACCCACAGGAGAAAAAGAAAAGTCTATCAGCTTTACTACCTTCTCCCACTTAGCGTGATATATGTCTATCCATGTAGTTCCTTTTTCATCTGAATAAAATTGATTTTCTGCTATCTCGAAATCTCCATACGTTGTATTTATAATTCCTATTTTAGCAGCCGTTAAGTTTACATTTGTCGAACTTATTACCGTTATCGTATGCCAGCCCGTTGTAATAATATCCGTATCAATTCCATCAATATAGGCATTATCATAGTCAGGATATGTTAAAGTTCCTGCATTTGCGTATACTTCTAAATCATTAGAAGCACCCTCGAATATCTTTTCCGTTGTAGATTCTAAATCAATTCTAAATGTTATTGTTTTTACATTTCCTATTGCTCCGTAATCTATATAAGCATCACTAAAAGACATCCCTTCCCTTGTTGAAATACCTCCATAGACCGTTCCTGTGTTTCCATTACCGCTTTCATCTATCAGCTCTCCCTTAATTGGGTTAGCGAAGGTGTAGGAGGCTACTAAGCCTGTACTAGCTTTTATGCTTTCATTTGTAAAATATCTGTATTCTGTAGTTGAAGATTGCGAGTAGGATTGCAAACTAATCGTTACAAATAATAAACTCATTAAAATAATAATCCATTTTTTCATATTTTCTCCTAATTAGGGGTTTACTGTAACTCCCTTACTTTCTAAACTTGTAACGGCAGCATCGCTAGCAGATGTTCTGGCAGTATTGTTTCCCGCTAAATCAATTGTTCCTGAACTCATTCCACTGGATTCAAGATCAATCAATAAATTATCTACCTCCGTATCACTTAATCCGTATCCTGCCGCTGGTCTATGATAAAAGTAATTAATTGATGCAGAAAACGTATGCCCTGATGTATAGGTATCAACTTGGTTTAAACCAGTATTATAATAATAAGTTAATCCACTGGGAAGACTTGCTATGTCTCCAGAAGTTGTGTTTAAACCAGTATTATAATAATCAGTTAATCCACTGGGAAGACTTGCTATGTCTCCAGAAGTTGTGTTTGAACCAGTATTATAATAATCAGTTAATCCACTGGGAAGACTTGCTATGTCTCCAAAAGTTTGGTTTGAACCATAATTTAAATAAACAGTTAATCCACTGGGAAGGTCTGCTATGTCAAAACTAAAATTATTATTACTACT